TGTAGTTAGACCACCCATTCGTCCGTTAAGACTTGATAGGGCTTTATCTATGTCTTTTAACTGGCGGGAAGCTTTGTCGTCCAGTCTGACTACCAGTTCTACTTCTGTTTTTGTTGCCATCATTCTTCTCCTTTAAGAACGCTAACCAATAAGTCACAATGGTGTAGTCCATTTGTAGAACTTCTTCTATCTTGTAGCCGGTCTCATGTGCAAGATAGAATAGGCTCCAGAGGTGCCTATCGGCTTTTAGTTTCCCTCAGCTTCTTGTATGCTGGGAGTTTTACTATTGTTAATCTCTGTTACTACCTTTAAGATAACAGCAGGATCAACGCTATTCATTAGTTCGGCTTTTTGATGGTCTGTGAAAATCTTCTTTCCATCTTTATCTAAAGCACGATTGATTAATACTTGTACTAGGGCCTCTGCTGATTTACCAGCATTTTGTAGTTCAATAACTTTAGCCTCTTGTGCGAAGTTAGTACCACTTTTGAAGAAAATGGTAGTATCCCACTCAGGGACTTCGACTTGTTTCATTTCGCCAATCACATGTTCGTTGAAGTGTGCTTTGGCTTTTTTTAGAATGTCTTTGCTCATTTTAGATATGTTCCTTTGTTAAATCTTTCTTTAATCGTTTCTAAAGCAGGTTTCGTCATACCGTCTCTGGCATCTTTTGAACCCTGCATACCTTTACGATGTGTGGCTTTTACTCTACCACCATCTAATACCCCAATGTAGGGTACTGTGTTTATTCCACCACGAGCAGTTCTTTTCCAACCGCTCTTGGCTCGACCGGTATCCTCCGGAGTTCCATCCTTAACTTCGTCAAAGAAATCTTTCTCCATTTTTTCAATCATGGATTCGACTTTTTTAGACAAAGCCTGTTTGAAACTTCTTTGGAAACCGGTCTTAATCATATTATTATGCGCCTGATAGGCCAGTGTAGTCACCAAGTTCAGTTTTAATCGGGTCAGTACCTGTTACAGTGATTGACGCTTCAACCATACCATCTACAGAAGATGAGATAGTTCTGCTTGTGATTAAACATTTACCTTGATAACCAAGTTCGCCTGTTCCGTCGCCTGATGGCCAGAAGTGTAGTGTTACTTCTGTGTTGCCAGGTTGTAGAATACCGAATAGGTCTTCATCACCTGCCGCACCGTCAGTTGGCGTGCCTGATCCATCACCGTCAGTTGGAAGTGATCCAGTGTAGCCTTGCTCTTTATGAGTGGCTGTTGCTGAAGTACCTGCTCCACCTGTGCCATACACATCATCTGTATCATCGTTGTTTGTTGTCCAAAATACATCTACTGTGCCTGACCAAGATTTGAATGTAGGCTTGTTAGTTCTAAATGCCACGCCTGCAGTGTTCATAGTTGTTGCATCGATAATCTCTTGTGTCTCCTCTAAAGAGAAAGAACGGATTGACGCTACAGCAGTTGAACCTACATAAACAGCACCTTCAGAACCTGAAAAGATATTATTTGCCATTTCTGGTCTCCTTTATTAAGTGTTTCCACGAGCATAAGTGTATTGAACACCAACTCGTATTGTTTGATTTACTGTTGGATAATCAGATACCTGAATATCCCCCACTTCTAATATTTCGGTTGTTTGAGCCTTACTATCTCGTTTTCTATCTGCTTCCAGTTTTTCTTCGATAGCCTCAACGATTTCTGAAAGTTGTTCCTCAGCTTTTTCAGTTTTGGATTTACCCTCTAAATGTACTATGATATCAATCTCAAGTGTAGCTAAACGCCACTCCATTGCGATATCTTCTTTAGTCTCACTCGCAACATTCACTTGTATAAGTGGAAACGCTGTTCGGGCTAACCTTGTGAAATCGTTGGGCTTCTCTGATACTTTACCGATGCGTGGAGTCTTAATAGTATTAAGTTTCTCTACGACATCATTGATTATGTCTTTACGAATACTTGCCATTATCTGACGAGCCTTTCATTTCTAACATAATCTATTTCAGATACATCATATGTTCCTGAACCATCATCATCATAAGAAATGCCTGCGGCTAATACAGCCTTAAACTCTTCCTCATAACGGTCACGGTAGAAAGTCATTTGATTTTGAAATGTATCGTTTTCTGAAAAGTTAGATAGACGAGGTAAGATGTAATATGCTAAAGCATGATAGATTACAGTACGCTTATGCTCTGCGTCTTTTAACTTGGTTGCGTCAAAATCATTTGGGTCGTTATCTAACATCCACCAATCTGTTTTTACACGCCTTTGAACATCATCCTCTGAACGATTAAGTTCAGCAGTGAAACTTTCAACACCATGGTCAAAAATATCAGGGACAATCGCTACTAAATCTTCATCTGTTGCATATGCCATTTTTGCTCTCCTAACTTAAAATATTATTATGATGCGTCTTTGATTAGTACGCCACGAGAAGCATCGATAGTTGCCACTGCCGCATGTAGTGATGATACAACATCAACACCAACAGCCGCCGCTCTACGCTGTACTTCTAAATCAACATTTTTCTGCATTGCGATACGGAAAGCGTCTTGTCCGAAGATAGACATTTTCGCACCTGTTACACCAACATTTGTTGCGTTGTGATGTGCAGAGACGAAACACTGAATCCCAGCGATGTTGGCCATAAATCCATTTCTCAAACCTTCAGTTTGGAAATCACCGCCAGCATATGCTGTTGAACCAACATTAGACATTAGAGCCGCATAAGAGTCCGCTCCAACGATGCCGAATAGCTGACCCATCTCACCTGCGGCACGGATTGTTCCGACAGCAGAAAAGATTTCGTCAAGGTCTAAATCACCAGATGCGATTTCTTGACCAGTTAGACCACCTAAAGCAGTCATAACATCAAGGTCGAACTTTTTAGCAACAGCTTGACCTAATACACGACCGATTTCAGTTGGGTCGATTGCACCTAAGTCACGCACAACAGAACGAGCCGCATATAGGTTACATGTAGTTGCGTTCTTTGTTGAAGTTGGTAGTTCAGTTTCAATATCAGCGTTAGTTGCCGATGAGATTTTATCTGCATCAACTGTTCCTAACTCTGGGAAGTGTGCTACACCGTTTGGTGCATTCACAACAGGGATCAAAGCCCCACCTAAGAACAAAGATTGCTCTTGTGCGGCATAGATAGTGGCACTCTTAACAGGAAGTACTAAAGCGTCCGTGTTAATAGCCGATACATAGTTTTCATTAGCCATTTCTGGTCTCCTTTGTTAATACTATATTATAGTTTGCCGTCCGCTTTCCACTGTTTGTAGATTGCACGGTCGGCTGGTTTAGTTAAATCAAGGGAAGCTAAATCTGGTTTTGTACTTGGTGAAGAAGCATTACCTCTGCTTCCAGCACTTGGTACTCCACTAGGGCCAGAACGAATAAAGTGAGGATTTGCATCCAAAAACTCATTCACTAAGGACTCCAGTGATTTAGGTTCCGCAGTTTCAGGGTCATAGATAACGGATTTGTTCTCGTCAAATACGACCGGGCGACCTGTTTCATCTAACCCTACTTTGTCTTTTAATAGCATAGATACTTGTTCTGGTGATACAGCATTTCGTTTTGCCGCAACATCTAACAAAGTTCCATCTACTTTTAAGCCGGTTAGTTGAGAACGAAGTGTGTTGATTTCATCACTATATTTTGCTTTCTGTTGAGAAAGGATAGTATCGAACTCCTCACGCTTTTTCATCGCCTCGATTTCACGCTCTTCCTCAGCTTGTTTAAGACTTTTATATTCATTCATATCAATATCAGAGAACCTTCTTTTGTACTTCTCTAACCTTGCTTGAACGATTTTATCTACATCTGCTTGAGTAAAGTTGCGTTCTTCCTGGTTTGTTTGATTTTCTTCCGATGCAGTATTAACGGCAGTACCAGTATCTGTTGCGTTTGCATCACCCGAAGTTACACTCTGTTCGGTCATAGTTATAATCTCCTTTATGTTCCTTTTTAGTATTTATCTTACTCTAAATCACCATTATCTTCGTTGGTATTTAGGTCTATTTCAAAGCCGTCAGCAATCTCTTTTGCTTTCTTTTTGTTTGAAATCTTTTTACGGATACTTTTTAGTTTTCCAGTATTTTCTACTTTATTGTTATCCCATACACATGCGTCCCACTTTTCTGGTGCTTTGTTACGAATAACAGTTTCATAGTCTGGTTGCATCTCAAATGTAACCCAGCCTACAGTCATATCCTTGTATATGTATTTTGCTTTAATCATTTTTTTCTCCCTTTTCGCATAGTGGTCTTTTTACCGTAACCACCATATGATTTGGTTGATTTACTTGATTTCTTTTTGTCTTTCTTTTTATGATAAGGCATTAGTTGTTCTCCAATAGTTTAGCTTTAGCTTCATCTAAATCTGCTTGTGTTAGTTCTGGATGAAGTTCAAGCATTTGTTCATCAGTCATACCTTCCATAATCATTGCTTCGATATGTGGTTGTTTTGTTTCTTCTGTTACAGTTGGATGTTGTAACTCACCACCATCAATCTCTGCCATAATATCGTCAAGTTTGTCTCCATTCTCAACAACAATACGAGCAATCTGTTTATGGATCTCTTTTGTAAATGTATCACTTGAAACACCAACTTGTAGGGCTTGATTTAACAAACTCAAGTCTGCATGTTCATCTCTTAAGTCAAATGTCTTTTTGTATAATACATTAAACTCTGGATCCATTTGTAGGTCTGACCATTTGTAGAATAGCTTCCACATGTTGTACTCTGCTTGTTCAAGTTTAGCTGACTTGTCTGCTAATCTTGTGTTTAACATTTCAAACTCTGTAGATAAAGCAATACCGGACTTGATACTCATACCTCTTGCCGCCATGATAGCACCAAGATGCGTCATTCTTAAGAACGCTTGAATATGTTGTTCTAACATTGCTACAATACTATTAATGTTTGTACCGTTTGGTTCTATAAGATAAGGACGCAAGTCTGCTGGCATATTGCTATCCATATTGATAACAGCACCTGCACCTGCCATTGCTTGTGTATCTTGTGTCTTAACTAAAGTTGGATGATTTGATATTCTGATACCTTGTTCTGCTTCTGATAACAGATTAAATACCGCTTGTTGTATTTTGGCTACATCAGCAATATCACTTGTACCGATACCTTTGTAATCACTAGGGTTTGCTTTTAGTTGTACGAACGGAACTTCTCCAATAGCATTGACTTGTAGTTCAGTCATAGACATTGTTTGTTCTTGACCATTATCATCATAAGTTACTTCGAATGTTCTGATTTCTTCTGGTGTCCATTCAATATATCTTGTTTTATTTACGGCAACAAACTCTTTTGTTTTTACATATACAAGTTTGTCTGATCCGTTTGGCATACGAGCATATTCCCAATCACACACATTTTCAGGTGTAAAGATTTTTGCGTATGGTCTAATATCGTTTTCTATTTCTTGTTCTCTTGTAATAACGCCTTCCATAAAGCCTTTAGTAACAAGTATCCAAACTTGACCATATACCATAGCCATATCATTAGCTTCTTTCATAAAGTCATCAAGGTCTTTGCCTTCGAAATCAACATCGTACAAAAATCTTTCTATTAGTGGATTACCTTGAAGATATCCAAATGTTCGTACTGGTGTGCTTCTGAATAAGAAACTTCTGTATGTATCTACAGTTAGTTTTGATAAGTTGTCTAAAGCTGTATATTCTAATCGTTGAGCGTATTGATTACCCGGTGCATCATGTTCGAATAGATACTCTCGGAGCATCCTTAAACTGTTGTGCCTATAATCTTCGGCACCTTTGTAACTCGCCGAGTAATATTGCCAACGATTAAGAAACGCTTCATATAGCGGATGTTTATAATCTAAATCCATGGTTAAAATACTCCAAATGTTTGTATGTTTGTATGTTCGACTTTTTTAGTCACCGGGAACAAATACTCAACACAATAAGTTGTAGCATCAAATATGTGATCCCATTTTCCCTTTTCAGGTATCTGTGTATTTTCTTTATACACATATCTTTGTAAAGCCTGTATCAATGTCTTGCATTTAGGATCTACAAAAAATCTTCTTTCGCCGTCAATATTTTTAAGCAGTGAGTTCATAGCGTTTATTCTATCTCTCACAGCAGGGTGTCTTGGTCTATGCAGTACTTTGAAGCCTGCGTTTTGTAATATAGAGATATCCGTTCTACCATTAGCAGAAGTTCGTCTTTGTATTCCACTAGGGTCTGGAAAACACCATATAGGTGTATCTGGATATCTTGCTTTTATTTCTTCACACATCTCGTTTGTATTGCTTCCATATATTGATATTTCGTCTATAGCATGTAAGCCTGTTTCGGTCTTTACCATAACTATAGCCGACATAGGATCAACATTGAAGTCCATCCCAATCAATAGTTGTTTCGCTGGGTGCGGCTCCCAATCTACGATATTGTCCTCGCTAAAGTTATAAGCGATGATGCCAGAATATGTTTGGAACTTTGCCTCATATTCTTGTAAGAAAGTTCTTGTATCAAGTACTTTCCTTGCGGCTTCAATCTCACTTTCTGGGACTTGACCACCTTGGATCGTAGTATATTGAAAGCTCGCCCAGTCAGGATCTTGTGTTCGACCTAAGTCATACAAGTCCTTAAACCAGTTGAACCCTTTTGGAGTAGCACAAAATAACACCGATCCTGGTGGCTTCTGTGCAGATAGAGCCGGACGAACCACTTCGTAGAAAATATCTGGCTCAATGTCTTGTGCTTCATCGAATACAACAAAATCATATCCGCCGCCTCTTAACGATTGACCAGCATCTCCTGACCTTAACATTATGGTTGAACCGTTTATCAACTCTAACTCCAATCTACTTTCATTTGCTCTGGCGATCCAGTTAAGACCACCCAAGCGTTCCTTTAAGTCAGCCCATATAATCGACCTGCACATTTGATATGTCGGGGCGATATATAAGCATTTCTTGCCAGGATATCTGGCAAACTTTGCCAGTTCCCTAACAGCCAAATAACTTTTGCCTACTCGTCTCCCACCGCATAGTACTCTGAACCTTGCTGTGCTTTCAGCTACAGCCTGTTGAGCATTATTCAATGGCATCGTCAGACCATGGCAGAATGTTTTTATCGTCTTCTGTTATCGGTGTATCGCTTTGTGAAAGCATCTGCTTCCCAAGCCAAATCAACATAACAGCAGATCCTTGCATTGCAACTTCGATTTGTTTTCTTCTTAATCGCATTTTGCCTTCTGCCTTCCCTTTGTCTATAATACCCGCATATCTACGCTTTAGGGTATCTTCGCTAACACCTATAATATCTACCATTTCTTTCATAGTACAATGTATCTGTGCTAACTTGTACAAAAGTTCGGTGTCTATCTCTTTACGAGGTCTTCCACCTTTTTTCTTCTTTTCGTCTTTTTCCTCAGACATGAGTGTGTCTCCTCCCATTTACCCTTGGTTAGGTTAAATCATATTTGCTATCATACTTGCTACTTGTGTAGATATTAGGACTCCTAATACCCACCATATTCTGTTATCAATCTTATCTACTTTTCTTTCTATTCTGTCTATATCATCTTTCATATGAGATAAGTGGTTATCACGGATAGTTTCGACATCTTGTTTCAATAAAGCGATTTGAGTATCATAGCTACTGTTTATGTAACTTGATGAACTCTTTTTATCTGCTTCTTGTTTCTGTGTCTTAATCATTATGAACTCGATATATTTGCGCCTAAGCTAATACGCTTCCAGTTGCTTCCATCATATACAGCAATACATTTTGATCCGCTATCACCATCATTTATATAAGCTATGCCGCCTTCATCAATAGCGCCTAAACCTGCAAGATAGTTAGCTGTTGCTGTATCCATGTTTGTTAGTACTAAACCACCATTAGCTGTTAGTTTAGCATTTACTGTTACGGTATCTGCTGATGTATCATTACCTAATGTAGTATTACCATCTACTGTTAAGTTTGTATTGACTTTTAGATTATCATCTACAGTTACATCGCCTGAACTATTTAGGATATTGTTACCGTTTGTATCTAATCTATCTTCTAACTTTAAGTCACCGCCGTTAGCTTGAATACGACCATGTCCGCTATCAAAGTCACTTTGACCAAGAATAATCTTGTTTGCTATAACTTTTAAGGACTCTATTGTTGAAGTAGTATCTACAGGAGTTGTTTGAACGATAAACTCTGAACCTCTGTTTGTGCCACTTTGAACATTTACAGTTTGACCTAATATTCTTAAGTTTGCTGTGCCTGGTAAAGTTGCGCCATTTG